CATATAAGGATGAAATTTTATCCGCTATTAAGAGGCATCATACGGATGTGGCCCGTGAAGCGGCTATACGCTCTTTAGATGAGGGAAAGGTTTATGCGGAGTTGCTTTCCACAGTTTATCCCACTTTGCGCCGTACCGTTTTTCACATGAGATTTGATGTTCGTTCCTATACGGATGACGAATTGGAGGAAATGTTTATTACCGTTCCCGGATGCCTGAGCCAGTATGAGATGTGTAGGTTGGCGCAACAGTATGTCGAACAGGGAAAAAATCCGGTAAACATATACAAGAAGGCTTATGAACAGTTTGCACTTGATCCGCTGGCGGCACTCAACTATGCCAATGCGCTTTTAAAGTATGAAAAGGATGCGGATAAGGCTCTGATGATATTGGACACAGTAAAGAGTGACAGCCGTTCTGTTTATCCTATGGCAATTGCCCATAGTATGAAAGGAGACTGGCGGAAGGCGGAGGAATTACTGGAAAAAGACATGGAGTCCCGGGAATGAAAACTTCTGGACTTTCCATGACAGGATTAACGGATAAATAGCAAGCATTTAATGTATTAATAATTAAATTATTTATTTACTAAACAGTTTAAGTTATGAAAGCAAACAATTTATTTTTAGCGGGAGTTGCAGCCTTAAGTCTGGGCATGACAGCTTGTAATAATGAGGATGTCCCTCAGGTAAACAATCCGGGCGAGGGAACAACATTTGCAGGAATGTATATTTCCTCTATGAAGGATGTCTCAACCAGAGCGGTGAATGACAAACAGGAAGATTATGGAGGAAGAACGGAAGAGAGTAAGCTTACGGAATTACAGCTTCTCTCAAATGTCCTGCCTCAAACATGGACGTTAGGAACGGCAGCTGATGAAACAGGCAAGTTTTGGGAAACGCAAACAGCCGGTACATTCAAGGTTGCTCCATGGAAGACGAATCCCGGTCCTCAATCCATGGCGCTGTTGTTTAACAAGGGGACCCTTTCCGCCGATATTGCAACAGCCCCGGACAAGACGCATGGCAGTACAGCTACCGCAGTAAAAGATATTGCCGCTCTTGCCACAGACAACAAGTTTGTCATGACTTCGAAAGCCGAGCAGAAAACCATTGCTCCCGGCATTACCGAGAACGCAGCCAAAACGGGTACAAGTGAGGCTCAAAATGTATTCTCCTTTGATGTGGAGCGCGTCGTGGCACAAGGACTGGTCGCGAAGGATGCCGCATTGAAAGAAACAACCGCGGATGGAAAAGGAAAGGTTGATCTTACCGACATCACGTATACTGCCATCAACGGTGCCGCAAAGACATATCTTTTCCGTAACCATGCGGGAAAGCGTACAATTGGAGATGCCGACGGCCTTTACGAGGGCTTTGCATCAGCCATTGATGGATATACCGATTTTGAGACGGCCAAAGAACCGGAAGGTTCAGCTAAAGAAAATTTAATCCGTTTGGGGAATCTTCTGTCAAAAGACAATCCACAGCAGGATGATCTTGGTATGTATGCTGCTAAAAATGCTGCAGCAAGCGCCTCTGAAGCTAAAACAGGAGCAGGCATTTATTTTCTGGAAAATTCCGTAAAAAAGGATGCATTCACTGCTAAAAACAAGAATTTCGGTTACTACCGTCTGCCCTATGCCAAGGTCTATACCACTTATACTCCGAATGAAGTATGGAAACTTGAAGACGGCAAATTGGTCAAAGAGACTAATTTTCAAAAAGGGACAACATTTTTCCGGGGGGAAAAAGACGGTCTTATCTATGCTAGCAAGGAAGCCGCAAAGAAAAGCCAGTTAAATCCGGATCAAGGAGCTTATACTTACATGAACGGAAAATGTGCATACCGTGCGTTGTGGAACCGTCAGACTGTTACAGCTGATGGAAAATCGATTGTGAACGCTGACACACGCCGTAACAACACCTATCTGTTGACAATCAAGGCTTTCCAAGGATTGGGCATGCCATGGGATCCTTCCGATCCAAAAGATCCATATCTGCCGAAACCGACAGATCCTACTGAACCGACAAATCCAGAAAATCCGGATATCGAGAAAGAAGAAACCTATATGCGTGTCGAGGCTAAAGTGCTCCAATGGAACCTCGTTTCACGTGATGTCGTTTTGGAGTAATTTTAATATTAGATTGCTGATAAATTCAGCCTGCAATTTCTTACATAGCTGTGAGAGGGAAGAGGAATTTTTCCTCTTCTTTCTCCAATCAACAAACAGTTTGGTTTCAAACTGTTAAATAACCCCAACATAAACTATATCAAATGAGAATCAGAAGTGTACATTACATCGCATTTATCATGTTGCTGGTTTACTGTCTTATAGGATGTAATTCTGCGGTATTTGATAACTTGGGTGGTTGTCCGCAAGGTGTTTATTTCCAGTTCTATAGACAGACCCCTTGCGAACAATTTCCTGGATATCCGTCAGATATCAGAGAAGTCCGGGTATTTGTCTTTGATGATGATGATCTGCTGGTGGGCGAATTTTCTGACAAGAAGGCAGTCCTTTCGGCAGATTATTCTTTGTCCGCCACATTGCGGCATACGGGGAAACTCACGTTTGTCGCATGGGGTGGCAGTGACCTGGAGGCCTATGATTTTTCAGATTTTCAGGAAGGCGTTACTACCAGACAGGAAATGCAGGTGTCACTGCGGTTGAAAAACGGACGGATTTCCTCAGCCCCCGGGCCTCTGTATGTCGGTCTCGCCTCCATATCACTGGAGAACCGGAAGGATATGGGAAGCGTGTATGAACGGGTGGCTTTCAATATGCAGGAATTGACATACCGGGTACACTTCACAATCAGTTCCATAGGTTCCCCTTTCCCCATAGACGAGGAATTCATCATCAGGATAGAAGATGACAACGGTGTGTATGATTTCAACGGCCGGATCGCCCTTTGTGAACGTTTTGAATACGCGACCGAAGCCATACATGACGCTGAAGGGGCATTGAAAGCGGATTTCACGCTGATGAAACTGGAAGAGGGAAGAAATGCGTTCGTATCTCTGATTGACAAGACAACCGGGGAGATTCTTTATACCGCTAATCTGGTTGATGACATCCTCATGTTCCGGGGAGATGCGGGCGAACCGCCGTATAGCCTGGAATGTGACCATGATTTTCCCATAACCCTGAAACTCAAGTACGAAAAGGAAACATGGATGCTGATACAAGCGACCGTTCTGGATTGGAATGTCGTTTCCCGCCCCATAGAATTGGAAAACTGATAATCAGACAGATTTTAAAACTAATGATTCGTGTAATATTAGAAAGGAATTGGTATTATTATAAAAATGATAGATAATGAAATACGGAATTGTGATAAAGCTGTTGATGGTGGCCTGTGTATCAATTGTACAATTGACCGGATGTTCGTCTGATACGGAAGAGTTAGAAAAGTCAGTTTCGGGTATTCCCATCCGGATTGTGGCGGAAATGAATGGAGGAACCGGTATTTCTCAGATGACAAAGGCGTCTGTACGTTCATCCGGAGAGTGGAAAGAGAACTATATCGGTGCAGAGGAATATGAGAAAACTGTTAAACATGTTCTTCTCTTCGCTTTTAAGAATATGGAGAGCTCTCCGGAAAAAGTTATTTTCTATTATTCCCAAGGAACAACCAACCCGTTGGCGGGTATAACCGGCATTGAGCATTTTGAGATGAGAGAGATGGGTAGAGTGAATACAGGCGAATCCAATATAGCCTTGGACCTGGAGTTGATGGGAGGCGATTATAATTTTGTTTTGTTGGTTAATTGTGAATCCGGATTGGAAAAAATCAGGAATGGACATACAATTCCTGATCCGAAGCAATTAATGGAAAAGACCGAAATTTTCACATCTGACGATCTGAAAGGAGAAAACCGGAAGTATCTTCCCATGACTGGGCAGTGTAACTTCCATGTTCCGGATAATGTAGTTAGTAATAATAGGATTACCCTTTCTCCCTGCATACTTCTGGAACGTATGCATGCCCGTATTGAGTTCATACTTACAACAGTTGATGACAGGGGGAATTATCTGTCTCCTTTGTTACCTCTTTCCAAAGTGACAAAACTCTCTCTGAATAATGAGGTCAGCGGTTATTCTGTCCTGCCTTCCGCCGGGGAATATACGGCAACTGGTGGGGGTAATCCGGATATGAGAGGAGTAGATTATGCGGGGACTCCCCTATTATTACCGGAAAGAGCCAGTTTCCATGACGGTGCCAACGAGGGGTCCGGAGAATCCGCTTTTGTGACCAAATGCAAAGAAAGACTGCTTCCATATATGGGTAAGACACCTAGCTACATCTATGTGGCTCCGGGAGTCTACGGGAAAGGGAAAGAGGGGGCGCTGACCTTGGTCTTATCCGTCGATTATCGGATGGGAACCCCCGATAAGCCGTATAGGATCGAACTCTATAATCCGGATCTTTCCGAGAATGATAAGGGTTATTACAACATCCGGCGTAATACGGTTTACCGTGTCTTCGCCACACTGAAAGGACCCGGAAATATGGAATATGACATAGTTGTGGACGAATGGGAGGATACGGAGGTGGCTATCCCCTGGTAACTAAGGTATGGTCAGTCATGCCATCACGAAGAAAAACAGTTTAAAGAATAGATACATATGAGAATCAAACATTACACTTTGATAGTCGCTTTTCTGGCGATATCTATGGGAATCCCTCTCGTGCAAGGGTGCAGTGATCCCTTCGATAAGTATGGAAACGGCGGGACAGAAATGCCTGTCAGGGAAGGCTGGACGTCTGTCAGCATGTCTGTCGAAGGACTTGGGCTTCGAAATCCCCTGACACGGTCCCTTACACCGGAGGGGGAGAATTCCACGGCAGCGGAGAGGATTAGGGTACTTGTGTTTGACAAGGACAACAAGTTTTCATATGAGGCCAAAGTGACCTCCTATATTCCTTCCGGTAATCCGGCTGACAAGAAAGACAAGGGTACCATGACCTTGTTGGCGAAAAATACTCCTTCAGGCGATACCAGTACATTCGTGATGCTGGCCAATGTCACCCGGTCAGCTAATACAGACGCAGACGGACTGACTGGAAAGACACGGGAGGAAGTCATGCAACTTTTCACTTTCTCCATGCCGGACAAGGGGATATGGAAAGACGGGGAGTTGCCGATGTGGGGTGCCTCGGACCCAGTCAGGGTGGATCACAGTGCCGGTGCCGTTCCCAAACTTGGAACTGTCTATCTGGTCCGTGCCGTGGCACGTGTGGATGTGGGACTTAACTTGAGCAACATATCGGAAGGGGCTTCTACATTCGACGAGAAAGCCGGAGGGATTGAAGGGATAACGCTGACTAAAGTATTTTTTTATAATACCAATACGACGGGACGGGTCTCTCCGTTCGAGAACGGGATTTACTGGGATGAGGCCAATAGAAAGGCGAAACAGCCTTCTATTCCTGATCCTGCTCCGGCTGTGACAGGAAAGATTGATAAAACATCTTCCATAGTGGATGAGAAAATCTTGTTACGTGAGGTATATGTTCCGGAGGCGGTCAATGTGCCGACGGCTGCCACGCAAGGAGCCAACGGAGAGACTCTTCCTGAGAATAATACGGAAAATTACTTGAAACGTCCTTATATCATTGTCGGACTGACCGGTGCAGATAAGAGCCGTCCTGACAAGGAAACTTTCTTCCGGATAGACTACCTGAAACGTACCGGAGCCGAGGCTGATGCGACATACGAGTACCTTCCCTTGCTGCGTAACTACCGTTATCTGGTGAATATCAAGGCTGTAGGTGGTCCGGGATTCGATACGGAAGAGGATGCTAGGAAAGGACCGGCCGCCAACATTATGTACAATGTTGTGGTATGGAACGAGTCCACTATGTCTGATGTATTGTATGATGGGCAATATATGCTGGGGGTCAGTGCCGACCATTTCACTTTTTATAGGGAGGGAGGCAGCCTGACGGCGAAAGTGCAGACTTCCTGGCCGGAAGGATTTACGGTAGAGGGACTGCCTGCATGGATCAGTTATTCTATAAAACCTTCGGATCCGGATAAGACCGCACCGACGGATGAGAAAACCGTGACCTTTACGGTCACAGAGCATGTGGATGCATCCCGAAGGTGGCCGGAAAAGCCGGAAGATGCTCAGAATACGTTGAAAGCCGCTTATGTGAAGGCGGGGCGTATGAAATGGTTTCTTGGCTTTGAGCAGTCTAAGGATATCAATGTCACCTTACAGATTTTTGCGGACGAGGCCTGCAGCCGACCGCTGGAGTTTATTGAGGTCAATCAGTATGGCGAGAGCTATGGGCAGGCGGATAAGGTGATAACGAAAGACGGGCGGACGCTTACGGCGGAAGAGGCAGGTGCCAGGGTTACTTTCTATGTAAAGACAGAACCGCATGATTTGGAACCCGTATTCCATGCTGAAGCCGCCAATCCATTCAAGATAGAGAAAGCGGGTCAACTTGCCGGGGGAATATGGAAGTACACGGTGACGGCTCCCGACATTACAGGAAATACGGAGTATTTCGATAATTTCAATACCACTTATACTTTCACCGTCACACATGCGGAAACCGGTAGAAGTGCGTCGGGGAAACTCAGCCTCTTGCAGAAAGAATATAATGCTATCCCCTTTTTTGACAAATTCCTGCATCAGTCATTGCTGGTATCCAATAACAGTATCTATCTGATGGATGGCAAACAGAAGCAATATTATGTCAAAGCCAACAGCGAATACAAAATTGAGTTGGTTTCGGCTTTGTCTGACAACAATGCTGGTAATGTGATAGAAGACTTTACGCTTTTCTATGAGAAGGATCCTTCCCTTTCTGGAAAACCTGTGCCTTTCATAGCTGTTGACGATATGACGTCTCCGCGTCTTTACTCCGGTAAGGCGAAATTCAAGATTTATTCCCCTGATGGTCTTTTTCCGGAAAGAGAATTTGAGTTGGAGCTGGTTTCCGGAATTGTACAGCCTGAAGCGAATACATATATGCTTAAAGCGGGAGCAAAGCAAGGGATCTTTATTCCTGTTTCCCGGGTAAATACTGCCTATGAGTATTACAAAAAGCTTCTGGACCATGACGCTGTTTTGAGTGGTAAGCAGGGACTTCCCGGTAGCAAAGAGGATTTTATGTTGAATAAGTTGGATGCAGATGATGATTGGAGAGTCAATATCGTGTGGACGGACATTAAAGAGGCTGGCGGACATAATGATATAGAAAAAGCGGGACTCAGTGAATTGTCCGAACAGGGAGGTTCCGGTCCGGGATCATATATTTATGTCAAGCCAGGGCAGACTCCGGGAAATGTGTTGATAGAAATTAAATCTGGCAGGATCAAGGGGAATCCGACACTCTGGTCCTGGCATATCTGGATTGTTGACAACTATCCGACAGTCTTGGATGTTGCGAGTCAGGGAGGTGATGGTCCGAAAACGGTTCAATTGATGTCGCATCTGTTGGGAGCGTACGAAAGGGTCCAATCACAGTATAGTGCAGATGCATATAGGGAATTTGGTATGCAATATCAATGGGGCAGGAAAGACCCGTTCCCGGCACATGATGTTCGTGTCAATAAAAACTTTTATGACGGCAGTGGCAAGCTATTTGATTTCCTTTGGGAACAGAGAGGAAATGATGTGGATTATGGAAAAACAGATGCTCAGCAGGCGAGAGGGGCTGCTCTTACGATGAAACAGAGCATCGAACATCCAAACGCTATCGTCTCTCATCAAAGTTTCTGGCAGTATGAATGTTTCCCGCATGGGCTGGTTAGTTATTTCAAAGACCGTTGGGTGTTCCTGTATCCATGGAACCGGCCTTCCCAGACAGGGAGTCCGGAGGATGTAGGCGGGAAAACCGTATTTGACCCTTCTCCTTACGGATTCCGGATTATGTCACAGAAAGAGGCCGTGACTTTGAGATACGCATATTATTATGCAAGTTGTTCCGGCCTTAACACACCGCTGCCTGGAAGTATTTATGACGGCAGTTTTACAGATGGCAAGTCTGGGGGTAATGAAGTCATTTTCGCCGTGGCACAAGCCAGAAGCGATACTCATGCAGGGCGTTATCTGCTTAATTCCACTGGAGGTCCTGCCGGTTGGGCGCCTACTTCCAATACAAGCGCTGTTTACAGGCGTTGCATGACCTATTCCGTACGTCCGGTCATTGATCCGGATGTGCAGGAAGACTACAAAAAGTATTTGCCAGAATAAGTCATACTCCGTGTGAGCTTTTGCTTGCACGGAGTAAAAAATCTTGTTGTATTTTTCTGTAACGTATCATATTTTGGTGTCTTTTTATAGTCATATATTCACGAAATAAATATTGTGAGAACTTTGTTTCATATCACTTTTACACGAGCGTTTGGTAACTCAGAGACATATTTTATGAATACTGTTTTAGGAATCGGTATACCATCGGATGGTAGTCAGTCATAAAAATGCATGGTCTTATAACCTCCAAAACTCTTTATGTCCCAATGACCTATCAAAGACCGATTGATTGACCAGTATATGTTTTGTGTATTTAATTTGTCTGTTTTAGTTGAGAAATTGTCTGTTTTCACAAAAACAGCTATGTCTTGATTTTTGTTGTAATAAAAAATAAGAAATATGAAATTACTATATCTGAATGAACATTTATCCTGTCTGAATTACCAGATGAATTCGGATGTAGGATTTACTTGTCAGCAACTGGAGAAGGATGAGGTATACCGGATTGATAATAGCAAGTCGTCGTGTACTCTTTTTATGATTGAAGGTGATGTGATTTTTGATCTGGGTAAATATAAAGGTTTACGAATTTTACAGAACCAGATGGTGTTCATTCCACAAAACATAGGAACCCGGATGAAGTCTATAACCGGTTCGAAATGTATGCTTTTATTTTGGGACAGGAACATGAGTGTATGTGACAAATTGTTTTTGGGCTCGTTGTCTGCCAGAGGGGAGGACCGAACGGCTGATAATTTTATTCTTCCCGTCAGGAAGCCTCTTGCTGAAGTGCTGGATTCTGTCGGAATGTATCTAGAGGCAAGGTTGCTTTGCAAACATATGCATTTGCTGAAGCAGCAGGAGCTGCTTTTGGTGTTGAAGGGCTTTTATACAAAGAAAGAACTGACAGCGTTCTTTTCCGCATCGACCGGCATCAGACAACGTTTTGAGAAATTTGTCATGGAAAACTATAAGAAAGTGAACTCTGTCAAGGAATTCGCTGATTTATACTATGTTTCCGAACGCTCCTTCAGCCGGAAGTTCCACTCCTGTTTCGGGGAAAGTCCTTATAAATGGATGCAGAAGAAAAGGGCGGAACAGATGTTGGAAATGATTTGTGATCCGGAGTTTTCCTTTCAGGAAATATCCGGCAGGTTAGGTTTCAGTTCACCTTCCCATTTTACGGCATATTGCCGCAGAATGTACGGGATGCCTCCCACCCTATTGAGAGAAAAAAATAAGAAATGAACGGATTTTTATAATTACATTTTAACGGAGAAACTATGAAATATTTAAATACCGGTCTGGTCTGTGAGCAGTCAGGGCTTTCCTGTGTGGAGTTGCCGAAGATCTGTATACCAGTCTACAGAGAGGTTGTCAAGGAAATGGCAGAAGTGATAAAGGATTCTCAGATGCGGGATGTTTTTTACTCTCTTTCTACCGGGATAGATGTACAGACAGTTTCCAAGAAAACAGGTGTTGCCCCCAGGAATCTGGCATATATGTATAAAAAAGCGAGCAGGCAGGTTCATTTGGAATGGAAACCTTATTCTGAATGGAAACAAGAGTTGGACCGTGTATATATCAGATGCCGGAATTATGCGGCACTCCTGACACATTCCCAAGAGTGTGGCGGACAGAATTTCAAGAATGTAGTGATAGTCGTAAGGGAACAGGATATTCCGTCGGAATGTGTAGACCTGTTGGTTACACCTTTAGGAAATTTGGATATAAATTTCAGGGTGTTACGTGCGCTTAGAAAATACAATATCTATCAGCTTGAGGATCTTTTACGCTTTATAAAATATAACGGATTTGATGCGCTGTGCCGAATACCCGGTATAGGAATGAAATCTGTTGAGCAGTTGTACAAGAATTTAAAAGAGAGGAAAATTCTGGAAGATAAGGAAACTTGTATGCTGTTCCGCTACCTTTTTGTGTAAAATACATAAAGAATACAGGAACTATATTCAGACATTTGAAATGACTATGGATATAATTGATATCTTGTCTTTATTTTTAAAACGAATAGATATACTGATAAAACGGGATAATTCCCCTATGTTTAATTAAAAACTGGAATTGATGAAAAAAAACATCTTGATTTTATGTATGCTTGGAGCATCTGCCCTGGCTGCAAATGGACAGACATTATTGAAAGGTATTAAATTTACGGACAACTGGTCTGTTGGAATTAATGGTGGCGTGACCACTCCGATGACACACTGCTCTTTTTGGAAGAACTCCCGCCCTGCTGTGGGCATTGAATTATCAAAACGGATAACACCAGTTCTGAGCCTGGGGACTTCAGTCATGGGGTATATCAATACAAGCAGTAGTAAAACGGCTTTTGACGCTTCGAATGTTGAGCTTTTAAGCAAGTTTAATATGATGAATCTTTTCGGTGGTTATCCTGGAACACCCCGGACATTTGAAATGGAAGCCGTAGTTGGAGTAGGCTGGCTTCATGGCTACGTCAACGGTACGGGGGATGATAATTCCTGGGGTACACGGCTGGGAATGGACTTCAACTTTAATATAGGGAAGGAAAAAGCGTGGGCAATCAGTCTGAAACCATCATTGGTATATGATATGGAAGGTGACTTTAACCGACACAAGAGCCGTTTCAATGCCAATAATGCACGTGTTGAACTGCTCGCAGGGATTACTTATTATATAAAGGGAAGTTCCGGCAGGCACCATGCCACCCTCGTAAAGGAATATAATCAGACAGAGGTGGACAACCTGAATGCAAGTGTAAACAGTCTGCGTGGCCAACTTTCGGACAGCCGTAAACAGACAGAGGAAGCAGTTGGCCGTGCGGACATGCTCCAGAAGCAGCTGGCTGAATGTCAGAACAAGAAACCGGTCATTGAAACTGTTATTGAAAAAGCCAAGACACTGGAGTCTATTGTAACTTTCCGCCAGGGTAGTTCCAAGGTTGACGTCTCACAACTCCCCAATGTGGAACGGATTGCCTCCTATATGAACAGGCATCCTGAATCCAAGGTTGTGATCAAAGGATACTCTTCACCGGAAGGAAGTATCGAGGTGAACGAAAGAATAGCCCGTGCCCGTGCGGAGTCAGTCAAATCCATTCTTACGAAGAAATACCGGATAGCCGCCTCACGCATTACTGCGGAAGGACAAGGCATAGGGGATATGTTCTCTGAACCTGACTGGAACAGGGTCAGTATCTGTACCTTGCAGGAAAATAAATAATATCCGGGACTATGGTTCCATACAATCCACAGCATCATCTGCAAGATGCATGAATGTTAAAGATTTCATATAAACCATGGATTGCGATGCGGATTATAGTCAGTCTGAAATGTAGCCAGTTGCCAATCGGTAACTGGCTTTTTGGTTTCATCAAGCTTACGGGGAATTTGTGGGTTGAGCCGCAAGCGGGCCGCATCGTTAAGCCATTTCATGCTGTCCTCATAATCCCGTATCCGTACAACACTTACATTATTGGGAGCTATGAGTTTTGTAAGTTCATAAACAGCCAGTCTTACCATGTGCCTCTTGAGGTTAAGATTACGTGGGTCATGTAACACAAGATGTTGTCCTACTTGTGGAATATCTGCGTTTACGTCTGTTTCTGGACTGAACACCCGTCCTTTGTAGACTACGTACTCGTGATCCAAAAGTTCATATGTGTTGTATGCCGGATCATAATCTGCGACGGCACCCCAATTGTCGGAAACCATTGGGTCGAGGTTGCTGTCAAAGCAGTCAAGTGTTGTCAACGTGTAAAACTCTCCGCTATATTCGACCACGCTCCATAATGGATATTCCATGGGCTGCCATGATGGCGTTTCTACTTCCTTCCAGCCATTGACTAACGGGATGCGTATGTCGTTGAACTTGTAACCATTCTCCAAAAGACAGGTATAGAAAACGCCATTATGACTTATCTTATCACCAGGATGGTAAGTACCGAACTGGGAGTAATTTACCACCTGTGTCACACTGATATTGGCATCGGAACACTCTTCCCAATAAATGGCTGTTGATGGTTTACGGTAACCGCTGATGGAGCGTATCACTTCATGAATTTGTCCTTCAAAATAGATATACACCCCCACAGGATAGGTAATGCACCGGTCATATTCGACGATATACTTTCCTTTGGCAAGTTCTTTCTCCACTTCGTAATTCTCCGAGAGATATTCCACAATACTTATCTCTGCTGATTCTTCAGCCTGAATAAACCGCTCGTCATTGCCTCGTGTAAGTTGCGTAAGGGCTTCCCGAGTGATGACACTCAGATAATCGTTATTATTAAGAAACCGTCTGTACATTTTTTATTTCGTTGTTAATATGAAAATCCTTCCTGAATTACTGAAGTAGAGACTACATATCCGTTTCCATCCCCACCACTCTTAAACTTATACCAACTGTCGCGCAGATAATAACATAGCAGATAGTCAAGGCAGTCGGACAAATGGCCATAACGCTCGCACTTTACACCGGTTTTCGGATCGGTAGTTTTCTGTTTATTCTTTGAACCGTCCTCGTTACGGAGCTGGTAAATCAAGTCCTGTGTAAGCCTCCGGCATTTGATGTCTATCTGTATTTCCCAGCCATTGTAACCATTGAATACCTCGTTTACAAACTCACAACGTGTTGCCTGCGGAGGCTGTTTTCGTAACAGTTTCACTTTAGGGCGTAGAACTCCTTTACCAAAAGTGTCCGCAATTATGGTGTAGTTGTTAATTCCGTCCTCATTGGTGGTAGAGCGCTGCAATCCGGATGGATCTCCCGTTACATCCACTCCACCGATATGTTTGTCACGGTAGAGTTTCAAACGTACTTTTCGTGCCAATGCAGGCGTATTATTCTCTTTTTCCTCCGGCTTACCGAGTATTTCCTCGAGTATATATACCTTCTTGTTGTCGTAGTCTATCTGTGCGGAAAGCACGGACATTTGGGGGGCGACATTGAAATCCCAAACCGTAACAAGCGGTTTTGTAGGATCATATACTTTTTCTTTCAGCCCGGTAACAAGATGCCTGGAACCATCAAAACAGCGATAAATGGCCATATCGTTAGCCTCCACAAAGTCCCAGTTGCCATAAAGCAGGCGCTCCTTGGTGGCCTGATCCCGAATTTTGTTCAACGCAGCCTCGTAAATCTGGCGAAAAGCTATGTTCGGATTATCAAATACGGAAAACGGAATATAGGATTCACCTTCACGGCACATAATTTTTTCACCATTCTCGTCCTGTACAAAACGGGAACGCACCCAATTAATCGTCGGATTGGTCGTGAGCAACATTCGTGGCGTCTTAAACGTTTCGTGGGTTCTCCAACGGAGACGGGAAAACAGCACCTCGACAGCCCGTTCGGAAATCTCCGAAACTTCGTCTACCATAGCAATGGTATATTCGGACGAACCAAAACGTTCGAAATTTGGGTCGCTGGGGATATCCGCCATTTCTTTCATGATAATAACTGAATCATTCCAGAATGTGAGTGTGCCTTCGAGATTGTTTATCTTGTAATTTATATCCTCTTTAAGCCTCCAATCTTTCAGTATAGACTTGATGGTATTCCAGGTCGATTCCTTCAATGATTTGAGCGTTTTACGAGCGACGACTGCACGAATATTCTCAAACCGGATACACGAGGATACCAACCATACGCTACCGATAAAAGACTTTCCGCCACCCGCTGCTCCACCACCCAATATCAACTGTGGAAGGTTTTGCGACCTGCATTGTTTACATTGCGGCTTATACTGCGGATTCCTTTGTGGGTCGTAACCGACAAGAATTTGCTCTATTTCTCCGCCGCAGTGGGGACAATTATTAGGTTGCAACAACTTCCACAGTTCATATTGTCGTAGTGACGGTTTGAACTCGACATGTAGGTTTTTAGGTGGTTTGAGCCTGTTGACCGCCATTCCTTATACGATTTGAATGGTTATATCGGCCGCGGACTCAAGTATGGAATATAATTTCTGGAAAGTAGCACGGGATTCCAACACTTTCCCTTTAACCACGTTATTTCCCACGATGATGCAGCCGGCAGAATCAACTTCGGTATTGCCGGAATGAATCAGGATACCGAGGAAATGGGGCACATCGTGCAGATACGGCATTTTTTTCTTATACTTGGGACTGTACTGAAGAGTAATTTTATATGTCCCTGCGGGAATGGCAGTTCTGGCATAGATCTTTTCCTTACAAGTACAAGAACAGCCATTAGGAGTATTAGGGCAAACAGCCGGAAGTTTTCTTACGGTATCTTCAATGGTGTTACAGAAAAATTTACCGTTGATGGACAAGTCGCCTATTGTATAGGTCGAGCCTCTGAATTTGCGATTGAGTGTTAGCTTCATACTTTGATACTATTGGTATCGAAAGAGTAGCGCCAACTATCGAATAGAGTTTATTGAGAATGTTTATAAGGTAAGATTTTAGAAAGTGATTATTGTCTTTGTTGTAGGTACTCAATATCTAATGAAGAGTGTCAGAACCTCTTTAATAGACGGGGAAAAGTTTTTTCGTGGATTCGGCATTTTAATCTAATTAAAAAGTTGTATGAGATAAATCGTATATAACATCATAAAGAATATCGTCATAATACAATTAGTGACCCATAATATCCCGGCATTTCTCCGTCCAGAAGTTTTTAAGAATAGAAGAGGAATAGGATTTGTGTGTTATTCTGATACTTATAGCACTTTATACAAAGAAATGAGAGTGCTATTTTCTGTTTGAAACAAGAAATGACCGTTACTCAATGTGCATTCATGAATATTGCTGTCATTCGGATCGGAGTCTAATAAACGCACAGCTTCATCTTTATCTATAACTTGCATCTCCACACCTTGTATTGTTATCAAAGTGGCATCTTTGGGAATCTTCATAAGTTCATTTAATAATGTACTTTTCATAATACTCTAATTCTTGGCCTGAAGTCCCATCAAGCATTTTTATAATCAAAAGAAAACGTGGGACATAACTGTCGCACCGAGGCTCTGGTAAAACCTATCCGCAAACAAGTTAAGCCCACGCCAAAGCATAGGCGAAAACCGTTTGTCTTGCGGATAAATGAAATTTACCAGATTTCGGTGCATGACAAAAGCTAACGCTTTCTATTATTTTTTTCTTTTGCAAAATATAAATAAAAACGAAATCTAATAAGAGATATAGTCTTATCACTTTTAAATATATGCAAAAGAAGTTCTGAATTATTTTTTATCTTTCATAAATAAAAAAGTAAGCAACCAACATAAATTGTGCCAGCTTTATTCTTTACTCAGAAAGAAAACTACTTTTTACTTGCCTCCAAAGATGCTTTACGGAACTCTTTAGCCAGTTTTTCCAATATCAAAGAATCCTTACGGGCACGAGTTCCGGCAGCCTTATTCTGTTTTTCCAATTGAAGCGTAGCATTTGCTTTAAACGTTTCATAAGTGTCCTGCATTTTTTCTAAAAGTTCTTTCATCGCTATTTTTATTTGAATTATAATATATCAGCAAAGATAGCAGATGATTGAAAGTTATTTTTTAGAATGCAGAAATTATTGCTTGACAGCACGAATATTTAACAAACAAATACATTTGTTTGTATATGGAAGATTGAATCCTGACATCAAGTTCCGGTTAACAAGATGTTTATATACAAATTCGATAACCTGAAAACAAGAATGGAGTATAAGGATTTAGAAGGTCGATTTTCCTATGTTTGATGCCCTTATGCGAAAAATATCATGAGATAAATGCACTGAATCATGGAAAATAGCTATATTTGCAAGGAGTGACAAATATAGGGCGTTTTGCTCTATTTTGTCACCCAAAGACAGATGAGGTATAGTACAGCTATTGGAGTTTCACTATAAAACTACTGCATTGAGATGAAATGCTCAATATTAATAGATTGTGTAGTTTTTTGCAGAAATGGCAAGGAAGGAAATTTGCTCTGTATAGGGAGATTTTCAGAAATAATTCATTTCTAACCTTTTAGAAGTTGTAAACTATATACATCCGTCTTTGCGAAAATTTGATTATT